CTTAGCCTGTGGTGCAGATATGAAACCCGCACGTCCCGTTAAGAAGGGCAAGTAATGAAGTATTATCACAAATACCAGGAAGCTCTTGAGGCTGCAGGTTATCGTGTAGATGAGCACGGATATGTGTGGGACTCTGCAGGTAACCAGTCAGCTGGTGAAGACAACTATGGTAACGTACAAAGTAAAGATGCTAACGTTACAGCTATCTGTATTGAACAGGATGAAGCACCCTTACTGGCTAAACTAGCTAAGAAGGTTAAGCCTAAGAAGGCTGCTGCACCTAAGGGTAAGAAACGTGCTCGTACAGCTAAGGGACACTTTGTAAAGGATGACCCTAACACGCCAGAGAATGAAGCGTGGGTTGATGAGTAATGGCAGTTACGCTCAACCATCCAGGTAGACCTGCACGTAGACGTTCTGTATGGGGTCACAACTCTGGTACTACGACAGAGGATGTGTACACATGTCCTCCTAACTGTACGGCTGAGATTAGCTATCTACACGTTATCAATACTCTTGGTAATGTCAGTATTGAGATTGAGTGGTATGTTGCAGCAGATACTTATACATCACACTTCCTCACAGGTAAGAACTTGGGTGCAAACGAATACATAACCTTCTCAGATATTGAGATTGTTCTAGCTCCTGGCGATAAGATACAGGTAACACCTGCAACAGCAGGACATGTAGACACTATCCTAACTGTTACAGAGACTTTCTTAGGCGTGTAGCGAATAACGGGTATGCAAACTTAGTAGAGGTAACCGTCTGACATTTGTGTATAACTATGTACGTCCCTAGCAATGGCGCTGGGCTTAACATAGGAAACACTACAATGATCGCACTTATTATCAAAACATTCACTGACTTCTTAGCAAGCTTACAAAAAGCACAACAAGCCCGTGCTGACTACTGGATCTTAACCAATATGTCAGACAAAGAGTTACATGACATTGGCATTGCACGTGGAGAGATACGCAATGTCGTGGCAGAAAGTTTCAAATAGTTAGGAGAGCTATTATGGAAAACGTTAAGATACCCCTAGCACTTGTAGCCGCTATGGCTGTACAGCTTGCTGGTGGAGTGTGGTGGGTATCTCAACAAGCCTCCACGATAGCAAGCCTAGAAGAAACAGTAAGCCAGTTAGGCTCACGTATGGCTATTGAGGATAACATTAACCTTAAGCGTGACGTTGAAGGTAATGGCGTAGAAATACAGTACGTATGGGATGATGTAGAAGAGCTGTGGGATGAGTTAGACGCCTTAGCTCGTACTATCTCAAGGATCACTGAACTACAGCAGCGTGTAGCTATTATAGAGAATGATCTAAAGTATATAGGTCGTGACCATACAGATCTTATGGTTGAGTAGTTTTGCTTTGTGTACTGGCCTTCATTTCATTCAATCACGCATGGACTGAGGGTGGTAACAGATTGTTTCAGTATTGTTACTACGACTGTGGGTTGCAGAAGAATGGTCTCTGGTATGACAGAGTGTACAGAGTAAGTTATAACTACGTATGCCCTATAGAGGTTAAGTTCAAATGATTGATCCTTTTACAGCCTTTGCTGCGGCACAGACAGCCGTATCTGCTATCAAGAAGGGTATTCAGCTTGGTAAGGACATAGGTGGTATCTCCAATGACTTAGCTAAGTTTGCTGGGGCTATGTCAGACATTAACTTTGCGCACAAGCAATCAGAAGAACCTCCTTGGTATGCTGTATTATTTGGTGGCAATGGGCCAAGTGCAATGGACATCTTCGCTAAGAAGAAACAAGCGGAGGCTCTACGTGCAGAGATTAAGCAGTATATACAGTTCGGTTATGGACATAGTGCTTGGGAAGAACTTCTTCGTATCGAAGCGCAGGTTCGTAAGGAACGCCAGAAAACTATGTATCGCAAAGCGGAGATTAAACGGACTATTGTGGAGTGGAGTCTTGGTATCTTGGTTGTGGTATCGGGAGTTGGTATTCTTGGCGTGGGGATTTATTTCCTTGGAAAGCAACAAAACAAATGGTAAAGATAAGAAGTAACGGTAACTAAGGGACTTAACATGGCTAGAGCACTAACAGAAAAGCAGCAGCGCTTTCTCGATGTCTTATTTGATGAGGCTAACGGAGATGCAGTTGCAGCTAAGAAACTTGCAGGTTATGACCCTACGTCTAGCACTTCTGCTATTGTAGAAACTCTCAA